CTATGGACTTATAAGCTATAAAAATAAGAGATCCAAACCTGATATGATAATATCACAATCAGTTGGATCTCTTTTTACATCGTTCCCTTTTAATTACTTATCTCCTGTCTCCGAAGTACTGTAGTTTTGAAATGAAAAGTGCTACTTCATCATAAATCAGATTAAATTCTCTGTCATTCCTGCTGCTGATCATTTCTTCCAGTTCTGCCATCTTACGTTTTCGTTCTACGTTTGAAACAGCCATCTTGTCCGTGCCTGCAGGCTTTTCTTCCATTCCGTATCTGCTTTCCGGTTCATGTGTCAGAAAATCAATGACCGGAATTTTCAATGCCTCTGCAATCCTGTTGGTATAATCCAGACTGATCGACTGTTTACCACGTTCTATTGCACTCAGATAAGAAGAAGAGATATCAGCCATCTCCGCCAATTGTTCCTGGGTCAGATTCTGTTTTGTTCTTTCCAGCTTAATCCTCAGACCAATCTGCTCTTTATTCATTGCATCCGCTTACCTTTCCTATTACTACTACTATTTTAATAGAAGAGTTCCAGAATATACAATGAACAATAATGTTGTTTTCATTCATTATTATGGAGTTTATCCACTATAGCACAAATTATACAGGTGATAATCAATTATCTGACCTGACAACCGCCCCACTCTACCACAGTAAAACCGATTCTCTCCGGAGTACTAAGGTTCTGCGCCCGGATCTCCATTGCTTCACCCACTGGCTTCCACGCCATAAATACCCGCAGTAGCGTGTCTGGAACCGGATCAATCAAAAGCTGTGCGTTCTGTGTATAAACATCCGACTGAAAAACAATGAGATTATATGGATTGTCCTGCATCAGTGGCAGCCAGTATACCATAAATTCATTTGCTTCCCTCCGGGTAAGTCCCAGCTTACTTAACGCATTCTCCAGAAAAGCTGCGGTATCACTTCCCGCTACACAATATCCGCTGGAGAAATCATAGTCTGCTCCGCTTTCACCTTCCCAATAGAGGTAGTTATATGTTTGTCCGTCTGCATCTGTCAGTGTCCCATCCGGGCTGGCAGACACATTCCAGCCATCCTGATACGCAGGATAGGTACAAGTCAGTTCTCCGGCGTAATCCAATTTCACCGTAACGTCCGTTTTGCTCTCCGGATAGAGATAGATCACCGGCTTTGCATCATATTCTTCCTCATCATCGCAGTTGCCCTGACAGGCTGTCAGACAACATGCACAGGATAATACT